ACACCTCCACCAAAGTTACCAAAACTGCTTATAATATTGTTTTGTAGGTTAGATAAAAGTTGCTGACCTGAACCGCTCCCTATCACTCCAGGTTGCATCATAGCTCCAGTATTTGGAACGCTTTCATCTGGGTCTAAGCTTCTAATTTGCAATGCAGTTTGAGCTTGGCTACCTAAAAAGTCTAGTAGAGTTCCTTCTAGCTGACCTAATTGCCTTCCTATATTCTCTTGAACAGATTGCATTCCACTTTCTCTACTAGCTACTAAGCCTGACTGTTCTTGCATGCCTACTCTTTGTGCTAACCTTCTTTGTCTGTCTTGGGCTCCTGAAACCAAACCAGTTCTTCCTGATTGATTTCTAATATCATCCATAGTCCCGCTAAATCTTTGTCTTAAATCTTGAGACTGCTGGCTAAATTGCTGAGATACGTTAGAAAGCAAATTTGTTTCTAGTTCTCTTAAAGAATTTTGTGCACTTTCGAAGCCCTGTATGTCGAATGGGCTAAAAAACTCATCAAAGCCCTCAAATCTTTGTCCCTGTCCAAAGCCATAAAGAGTACCTGGTTGTGTTAAAGCTGACATTTCAAAACCTAATCCTGATAATAAATCAGAAATAGATTGAAACTCTGTTCTAAATCCGTTTGCCATTAGTATGTCCTCGTCGTTCTTTCTTGAAAATTTCTCATTAGTGTTGCACCTATATCTAAACTTGGTATCTCTATAGGTGTAGCTTTATATTCTTCTCCATCTAATAAAGCCCTAAATCTCTTAAGTGGTTGTAAATCTTTTAACTCCCTAGCTTTAATTCTATCTTCTACTCCTCCTATGCCAGTGAGTAAAGTGTCTCCAATGCTACCTTCTGCAAAAAACTTTAAAGGTTTCTTGTCGTCTGAAAACAATCTACCTCCTATCCTTTCAGCTATAGTATTTTTTCCTTTTACCACATTTGCTCTTTTTCTAAAAAATTCATCAAAATCTTTTCCAAAAGTTTTAGTCATTGTAAATGAAGTGTAGGCGTCCTGAAGAGCATTTGTCAAGTCTAATAGATTTTGTCCTTTTGCAGCTTCTTGTATAAAAGCATTAGAAGCATTTACATCCGCCTCAAAATCTGCCCTTGCACCTGAAAAAAACCTACCAGGACCAGCTTCTGCTTCTATAAAATCATCATACTCTTTAACTAAGCCTGCGCCAACTGCTGAACCTGCTCCTGTAATACTCGCTCCTAATAAAGGGTTTCCAGTGACTAAACCCACTCCAGTTCCTAAAACTTGTGCAGCAAGTCTTCTTCTTGAGCGCTTTTTAGCTCTCTTTTTCATTTCCCTTTCTGCTTTTTCTACTTCTATCTCATATTCACGTCTTGCGTCTTCTATATTTTTTCTTTCATCTGCTGCTTCAGATTGCAAGTTTGCTCTAGATAAAGTAGTTTGCAACGCTTGTTGTCCTCTTTGTCTAGCTAATAATTGTGCAAATGTTGCCATTATAATTTACCTTCCGTTAATTCTAAAAAATGCTCTACACTTCCAGCGCCTTCTTCAGTGTTGTAGTGTTTTTTCCAATACTTTGCTAATTCTTTCTTACCTTCTTTTATAGGCTCTGGGACTCTCCAGTACTTAATTCTACAATGTAAGATACCAGCGCTGATATTAGTACGAAGAATCCAATCCCAGTCATCAATATTAGCGTCGATGAAGTAATAAGGGTCAATCCCAAGAATATCAGCAGATGCCTGAAGCAATTCAGGGCGAGATGATATAAAGTTTTTACAATTGTCGACGGCTGTGCTGGGCTCCACTTGCCAAAAGCTTCGTGCAGGACCTTTACCAATTTGTCTGATATATTCGTACTTACTTTCCACAAGACCTGTAGCATATACGATATCCAAGGCTTCTTTTTTTGCATATTTTTCTCCCATTTGGACACAAACATCTTCTATTAGTTCTTTTATTTGTTTGTTATTGACGCCCATTGTTTCTCCTGTTAAGGTTAATAAAAATACTATGAGTATAGCTTGAATGTACCTCACCGCTATAAAATAGTAAATTTTTCTCCTCTATGTCAAGATTTTTCTCTCTATAAAGCATTATTATTGCCCTGGTCCACCACCTGCTTCATGGAATCCACCTATTGCATGACTCATGTGATGTGGTGTATTTAATATAGCAACTCTATGTGACGTTGTAACACTGGTATTAGGTGAACTAGCTAATGGATTATTACTACCACCTATCTTTTCAAATCCACTTACAGGTCCACTAATACTACCAGCATAAGTATTTAATATACCATTTATATTGCCACCTGTCATCAAAGAAGATAAACTTATATTAGCAGTTTCTACTACTTTACAGCCATCATTACCAATTTCTGACCTTAATGCTACATTTGTATTACTTACTGCCACTATTCAGCATCTCTAATTGCTACATAGTCTGCCATTTCAGATTCACACTCAGCAAGTTGTGCTTCTAAATTAGCTTTATGTGCTTCACAATGTGATATAGCTTCATCTACTGGTTTTACATCAGTATAATCTACTACTTCTACATCTTTTCCTGAAGCATCTTGCATAATTCTTGTATGCTTGATTTCTACCATTTTGACTGAACTTTGCGCTTGTTCTTGTGCTTTTTCTGCGATTACTTTAGCCATTTAACTTCTCCTTTAATTCGTTTATTTGTTTTTGTTGTTCTTTTATTGCTTCTACTAAATAAGGTATCATTTCCTCATATCGTAAAGTCTTGTACTCTTTTTCGTCATTTGACTTCAAAGGTAGTTTTTTCTCATCTACTAAATGAGGTAAAATCTTTTCTACTTCTTGTGCTTTAAATCCTGCACTTAATCTTTCTCCACCTTTTTTCCAATTAAAAGTATGTCCTTCTAATTTAGATACTACATCTAATCCATTTTCAATTTTTTCAAAGTTTTCTTTTAGTCTTATATCAGATGGTGTTGTAGAAAATGCAATTACATCTTTATCAAAGTGGACATTTCCATTGTGTGCAATTCTCATACTTTCAAAAAAATCGCCTGAACCATCAGTTCCCTGTGTGTAAAAAGATAATCCTATAATATCTGTATCTGTACTTCCATCTGCTACAGCAGTAATCATAGCCCTTCTTCTGCTTCCACCTAACCAACAAATTGAACCATAATTAGTTCCACTTGCTCCTCCATTATGCCCTTCAAGTAATATACTATCTTGTCCTGATGTTGTCATTGTAGCAGTTCCATCTCCATCTGAAGTAGTGCTTGTATGGGCAGACAAATCTAACTTACCATTAGGTGATGTAGTTCCTATACCCAATCGCCCATTTTCTCCTGCAAAAAATAATTTAGCAGTATTTTCATATCTCCATTCATAATCCCTATCAGTATTAAACATAAATGTATTACCTCTAATACCCATACCATAAGAAGTTGAAGCAGTTCCTGTATCGTGTAATAATATTTGATAATCTGCAAAACTATCAAACCCTGCACTTGTTGCTACATTACTTCCAAAATGTAAAGGACTATCAGGATTGGTTTCTCCTATACCTACATTACCTGATGAGTCTATTCTCATTCTTTCAGTATTAGCAGTAAATAGTTTTAATCCTTTACCTGATGTTATAGTTCCAAAGTTAGCATTATCAGTATCTGCTGTAAAAAACCCTTCAACACTTCCATTGTTTGTTTTATATCCATTCGTAGAAAGTGTTTGTCCTACAACATGAAGTTTTACACTTGGTAATTGAGTCCCTATTCCGACATTACCTGCTGAAGTAATAGTCATTCTTGTATTGGTATTAAATGTGTCGCTATTAGTATTAAATTCTATTCCTTTTGTATTACCACCTTGAACTACTGCATTAGCACCATCATAACCAAACATAGCCCTATTATCTGAAACTTTAATATGTCTTGCAGTATTACCAGTTCCAATGTGTAATTCACTTTGTGCTGATGTGACTCCTATACCAACATTCCCATTGCTTTGTATTCTCATTCTATGCGTCATAGTACTGCTTGTAGATGTGTGAAAATCTAAATGACCTGCTCTTCCTGATTCACTACCATCTATTAAGTGCGTATCTATTTTTGCTACTGATGATGTTCCTGATTGACTATGACCGAATATTAATGCAGGTCCACTACCTGCACTTGATGCTGTGTTTCTAATTTCTATTGTAGGGTTAGATGAATTACCAGTAAGTATATTACCATTTATATCTACTCCATTATCATCAATTCTTAATTTTTCACTTGTATTAACTGAAACACCACTTGTAACATTAGACGCTACTTCAAATGCCATATAAGCACCACCTGAACTATCAACATTTACTTCTATTCTACCTGAATTACCATTTTGGTCAGGTGTTTTGTTTCTATGATTAAATGTTAAATTAGCATTACCACCACCATCATTAATAGTCATTGCCACACTTCCATTATTTTGTCCAGCAATAATATCATTTGTTGCTACAATACTACCATTATCTGATAAAGCAGTAATATTAACACCTAATGCACCTGAATTAACTTTTAGTCCAGTTTCATTTACTCTAACTCTTTCAGCAGAGTTTACATAAACAATAGCACTATCAGTAGAACCAGAACCGTTAGTTAATCTTAACATTTCTGAATTACCTACAAAGAATGCCAATCTATCATCAGCTGTTTCAGAAATATAAGTATGACCACCTCTACCATCTAAGCTAAATTTAGTTCCAGTAAGAATAGATAAATTTCCAGTATTTGTAAGAGCCATTTGTTCACCAGATGTATCCGAACCAAAAAATCTAAGATGCCCAAAGAAACTATCTATTCTCCATATACAACTATGGCTTGTGCCAGGATTGATAATTATTTCTCCACCTTCATTAGCATCTCCACCATCATCAACAGTAAGCAGTCCACCATCTACAATTAAATTTTTATGTATTGTGGTTTGACTTGGTGTCCAAGTTTGCAACATCTGACTATTAGTAGTATCTCTCAAATAAAGTAAATCATCTCCAGTATTATTATACATAAGAAACTTAGTATCACCATTATTAAACAATACACCATAACCAGTAGTAATTTGTCCACTTGTGCTTAATGTAGTAATGCCTGAAACTGCACCACCAAAAGTAGTAGGACCTCCGTTACCTTGCAATTCTAATCCAGTTGAACCACCAACATTTGTAAATGTTACATCAATTTTTTGACCATCAATAGTCATAGTTCTATTGCCACCATTGCTTGGATTAACAATAAAAACATCATCTGTGCTACCACCATTTTCAGAAATGTGTAGTCTTGCAGTAGGATTGGTTACTCCTATCCCAACATTACCTGATTTATCTATTCTCATTCTTTCTGAAGGATTCATGCTACTACTGGAAGTAGAAAATACTAATTGTCCTGTATCAGTAGTGTTATCGGTCTCGCAGCCTATTGTTGCACTACTTCCAGTTGCACTACTAAATAAATTTCTAAAATTAATATTTGCAAAGTTAATATTTGCTCCATCTCCGACGCCAATAAGACCTAACACATTTGCGTTTGCTGAATTATAAGCAGTTAATCTCTCTACCATCATAGATGTATTGCTACTTGTATTTATTCCAACATTTGCAGTAGAGCCATCAATTCGCATTCTTTCAGCAGCATTAGCAATAAATTTCATTACATTGCCATTGTGGTCATATCTTAAACTACCTGCATCATTATCTCCACTATCTCCAAAGTCTATCATCGCTTGACCAGTAGTTGATGTACAATTTAATCTTATACCATCATTATCTCCATGAGAAATGTTTAGCTTCATATTTGGTGATTGAGTTCCTATACCTACATTCCCTGAATCATCTATTGTCATTCTTTTAACAAAAGAACTATCTATTGAGAACTTACGACCTATATGTAATTTTGCATCATTATTACCAATAAATTCACAAGCAAAACCCATAGGGTCAGCATTACCACCAATCATTAAATCACCATTAGTAGTATCATTAGTTCCAATATGTAAAGAGCTTAATGGGTTTGTAACTCCTATACCGAATCTACCTGATGTATCAAATCTTGCATATTCTGTGTCATTACTTCCATCAAATACTAAAGGCATTTCAGCAGTAGAGTTAGATGCTCTTATTCTCATATCAAAAGGAGAATCATAATTTTTCATTATAGAACCATATCTACCTGAACCAGTACCTTCATTATGAAAGTTTAGTGTGGCATATCCATTACTATTATTACCAATTAATACATCATTGTCGTTTACATGAAGTTTTACACTTGGTGATTCAGTTCCTATTCCAACCTTTCCACCATTAAATGTCATAGCTGCATTAGTGCCATCTCCATCTGCATAAATTCTTGTAATACTATTGTTGTCATGAAATGCTGCTCTAAAACCTCCTGAAGCATTATATCTGTAAAATCCACCATTATCTGTATAATTACCTATTATATTACCTACGACATGCAAAGGATTACTTGGTGATGTAGTTCCTATACCAACCTTTCCAGTTGAATCTCCTGCTAAAATTTTATTAGAACCTGCATTACCTCTAAAATCAAAAGTTAATCTTCCTGCAACATTGTTAGCATCTTGGACATACATTCTTGTTTGTGCCCAAGTACCAGTATTAATAAATTCAAATACACCATTTGTTCCTTGTGCACCACCACTAAAGGTCACATCATTGTGAAGTCCATCTGCATGAAACAATTTTGCATCAGTTCCACTTCCTACCTGTAAAGTAGAATCAGGTGTAGTGTCAAGCAGTCCTACTCTATTAGCAGAAGCATCTACAAAAAAAGTACCTGAATCTATGTTTACATCTCCATCAGAATATGATAAAGTATCTACATCTCTTTGCCAATGAAAATCAGCACCAAAATTATGGAAAGTTCCATCAGACTCTCTTACAAATTTCGACTGAACAGAATAGTTAATAAAATAATTAGCTGCATGATTGTGATATGCTTGTGCATTACTACCACTTATATGTAATAAAGGATGATTAGAACTACTACCAGCTCTTGATACCATTCTTGCTTCCCAAGTTGTATTTGGCTCATCATAACTAACAATAAACACTGCACCTGTATCAGTTCCTGTACCTCTTGTAGTTAAAGTAATTTTGTATCTATACAAAGTATTCAATGTTGTACCATGTTCTTCATTTAATGTAATATTTACACCATTATCTGTACCTGTGTTTCCTGTTTGGTCTGAACCTGATACTAAAACTTCATTTTGATACCATTTAAAAGTTGCTAATTCTGCACTTGTTGCTACTTCTAACTTTTCGCTTGGCGATGTCTCTCCTATACCGACATTTCCAGTATTGCCTTTAATAGTCATATTAGTATCTGAAGCATCTTGAAATATTATATCTCCATTTGTACTATTACCATTTATAATTACAAGATGATTAGAACTATCAAGTCTAAATAATGGAACAAGAGTTCCTGCACTATTTCTTGCTTTGAAATATGTATTATTTGACAATGCAATACTTCCATTAACTTCTAATTTTTCTCCAGGGTTTGCGACTCCTATGCCGACATTACCTGATGAGTTTATAGTTAATCTTGAACTACCACCAGTAGAAAATTCTAATTGATTTGCAGTATCACTAAACATTCCAGTATCAGTATCATTAGCAAAACTAAAACTTGGAAAACCCTCTAAGTATGAGCCACTTCTTACTTGACCACCTGATACTAATAATTTACCACCACTTACTTCTAACTTTTCTGTAGGTGTTGTGGTGCCAATTCCAATCCTATGATTATCTCCAGTTATATTCAAAACATAAGCTAAAGTACCACTACTATCTTCTGTACCAAATTGTAGTTTTTTTCCATGTGCTTGATTTCTAATTAATAAATTACCAGTAGAATTTTCTACAAAAGTATTATTTCCATCATCTCTAATATTTAAATCATTGATAGCTAAAATATTAGTACTTCCATTAAAAGTAAAAGAAGATTCAGTGGTTACATTTACAGCACCACCACCACCTGTACTATTATATGTCAATACACCATTAGCAGTAGTTCCTGTCACACTAGGTACATTCACTGGTGCTTCTGCTACTTTTAGATTAAAGTTATCACTTGAGTCCATAAATATAAAAGTATCTCCTGAAGCTGTAGCAGTTAAAGAACCTGTTTTATAATCTAATGTTACTACTCTAGGTTTTTCTTGACCGCCACCAGAAACATCTGTTGTGCCAAATATAGTGTTTTGAAATGTTGTAGTATCTGCATCATCTAAATATGTTTTAGCAAAAGAAGATATAGTAGTATCATTAGGCACTGTTAGTGTTTTTATACCATCTAAGTCTGTAACTTCACTATCCATCAATGCTCCAGCAGCAGTTACATTATCTGGGTCTGTTACATCTGCTAATGCTTCTATGCCATCTAATTTTGAATGGTCTGCTGCTTCAAAAGGAACTGATGTAGTTCCATTAATAGTTAGTGCATCAGTTTCTAATGTACCGTCTACATCAATATTCCCTGCTAAATCTATATCTCCACTTACAATTAAATCTTGTGCAATAGTAATATTACCAGTGCTTCCTACAAATAGTCTTCTTGCTCCTGATGTAATCAATGATATTTGGTCAGTGCCATAAGTAGCACTATTTCCAAATACAATAGCTGCAGGAGAAGCACCAGTTTCGCTTTGATTAACTATACCTCTCAACATAATATATCCTGAAGTTGACATACTTGGGTCACCAGTTAAAAATGAAGAAGTAGTACCAGTAGATAGTCCAAGATTTGCTCTTGCTGTTGAAGCATTAGTTAAATCTGATAAGTTAAGCGACTTCACTAATAAAGTATCTAAAATATCAGCATTATCGTCTAATGCTGCAGCTAATTCATCTAAAGTGTTAAGGTTATCAGGTGCTGCGTTTACTAATCCTGCTACTTCAGTATCTACATAAGCTTTAATAGATTCTGAGGTTGATAAGGTTGTAGCACTTGCTCCTGACATTGTATCAGAATCCAATATAGCACTACCACTTATACCAGTATTGATTACTGGGCTTGTTAAAGTAGGTGCTGTTAAAGTTTTGTTAGTAAGAGTCTGTGTTCCTGTAAGAGTAGTAACTGTAGAATCTATAGATATATCATCAGCATTAGCATCTATACCTGTACCACCAACTACATCTAAAGTTATCTCTCCTGTAAGGCCTCCACCAGTAAGACCAGCACCAGCTATGATTTCATGAATATTTCCTGTTTCGTCTGTCTCTGTTGACAAGGTAGGAGATACCTGTACAAATTCTTGTTGATATACAATACCATTTCTTTTTTCTTGTTTAAATAATTTACCCTTCTCTAGAAAAGAAACAAGTTCACCTTCTCTAATATTTGTTTTAGATGGTCTTACTTTAAAGAAAGAGTCAATATTGTTGACTAAGTGTTTACCAGACTTTGGCATTATGAAGCTCTCTTGTACTTTGTTCTATACTCTATTGTAATATCATTTATCTCTAATTCATTAGTAGTGTCTGCCCCACGCACATCTAGTCTAATAGATTCACAGTCTTGGTTTACTGTGAAAACAAGAGTTTTAAATTGAGCAGAGTCAATGTCTACAGTTTCTGTTGTGGTAAAAGTCCCTCCAGTCCCTCCGCTATTACCATTTAAAAGCGTTTTTAATGTAATACCAGCACTAGAACCGTCATCTTTTGCAGTAATATAAACTTTATATATCTTCTTTACTCTTCCTGGTTCATCAAAATCTATGTCTTTAGTTCTAAAGAGCATATGTGAACCACCACTATCTCCAGAAGATAACTTTCTTATAGTTTTATTATTACTACCATGTGCATACTCTGCAAAAAACATACCACCTACTGTAGATACTATATTAGACATACCTTTCATACCATTATTATCTACAATATCTTGTCTATTTTGCTTAAACCAAGCTTGTGTGTTAAAATCGTATACAAAAAAACCATTAGTTCCATTTGTTCCAGATTCAGTATTAGCAAAAACAACTAACTGTTTGTTGATGTTGTTATAAGATATAGCATGAACTTTTCCTTGGGTTTCTGTATTCCATGCAGAGTCATCTAACTTTACTGTAAGTTCAATAGGAGCTGATTCTCCATTGTAAATATATACACCATTCTCATTAACCCAACATACACCAAAGGCAGTCTTTGTAATAGATTCAGGATACTTACATCCCATACCTTCATATTCTGCCTCCAAATACCAACCAGAATCAGATGTAGATGAAACATTTACAATATAAAGTTTATTTTGTTTATATGCTAATAACCTATTACCCATACTAGACAAAGCATTAAAAGAATCTCCATCGTTTATTCCTATATCTAAGAAAAAAGATGTAGGAAATGTTTTAAATCTATTAACAGGACTATAATGTATTCTGTCATCAAAAACTTCGTCACTAATTCTTACATTGCAAACCCAAGCTCTTCTAGAACATACGGTTGCTCCTTTAAATCCTCCGATAGTTCCAAAGTCTAATCTATCTTCATCTTGAGAATAACCATTGATACTTTCATATGTATCTAGGGCTGGAGATTCTGCGCTCAAACCAGTTACAGAAGCATCAGCTGAATTGCCGCTAGCATAAGTTCCTGAGGTAGACCAAACTTTATAATCGTCAAATAAGTTTGTTCTTACACCTCTTTCATAGTCTACATCTAGTAACAGTTGATATCTTTCATTGCTATTCTGCGCTCTTACATATATTCGTACGCCTTTTTCACCCTCTC